ATAAGTATATATGTGCACAGTATGTGGCAATGTTAATAAAGAATTCAATTTAAGTGTCTAAACTTAAATCAGCAGGAACCGGGGCAGCTTCTATCTTTGACCATATGTCAAACTTAACAGATAAGAAGAAGCCCTGGCATTCTATTAGCGAAGCCGATCAAAAGTCATTTACTCCATTTATTATTAATAGATGGTTGTCTATGAACATGGATTTTATCGAAGTAATTAATGAATTACAAAGATATACAATAGGTCAAATATCGCCTGCAGAAACCTATAAATTGTATTATGAGTTTCTTCCTAAACAAAGACAATTCAACAAGTACATTAAAGGTAAGAAGGCTGATAAATATAGCCCAGAGTTAGTCGAATTACTGTCACAGCACTTCTGTGTGAGTGAAAAGGAAGCTACTGAATATATAGAGATATTGGAGTCTACTAACGTTGGAGAAATTCGTTCCATAGTTAAATTATACGGAAAGACAGATAAGGAAATAGACAATTTATTAAAGCCGAAGGTTGCAAAATGATAATATCAATTACAGGTAAAATAGGTAGCGGGAAAGATACCGTTGCGCAAATTATACAAGAATGTACTCCATACCACAAATGGGAAATTCAA